TGGAACTGTCGGCACGTACTGATACCTCTTGAACTTAAAAGAGTGCCACCCGAAGTAATCGAAAGAGCGAAAGCCGAAGGTTACATTGATTGATACTACACAATCAAACTTATTACTATCTTTGTTTCAATGAAGATAATCGTCATGCCGGACGGCACAATCAAGAAAGCATCCCCTATGGTTGCTGAACTGCTCATTAAGAACGGCGGTCGAGAAATAGAACTAAAACCAATCGAATTAAACTATGGCACTCAAAGAGAACGAAGCACAGGAACTGTTGAAATTCCTAAACCTAAACGAAGTAGAATCAATAGACGAGGCAAAGGAGAAGTTCTCCGCAGCGTGGATAAAGTCTGAGGAGTTATCCTCTAAAATCGGACGAGTTACGGGCAGTATCGCCAACGTAGCACGTAAGTCATTCGAACCTTTCGGTGTAGTATTGACTGAAGATGACTTCAAAGACAAGAAGATTGAGGATGTGATACGTGGGGCATCCGAGAAAGCTAAAGAAGCATTCGAAGCACAGCGTGAAGAGTGGGAAAAGAGAGCATCAGGGAACGGTTCTGAGGCTGTCATCAAAGAATGGGAGAAGAAATACACGACTCTTGAAAAGAAGTCGACAGAACTTGACGTTGCTAGACAAGAAGCCATCGCTCAGTTCGACCAGTACAAGGAGAAAGTGAAGACGGATCTAAAAGCCTCGACAATCAACTCGGTATTTGAGAAAGAACTGTCGGCTATCAAACTTGACCCATCGGTTAACGAGATAACGATACGAGGATTCAAGTCTGTTATATCTGATAAGTACGTTATCGACATCGAAGATGACGGTAGCCCTATCATGAAAGATAAGAAGACGGGGGAACGTCTTAAATCGACTGCTAAAGCTGGTCAGTTTCTAGGCATCTCGGAGGTGTTACTCAAAGAAGCTACCGATGCAGGGATAATTCAGAAGAACCCTCACGCAGGGAAGACGTTTGGTAGTAGTGCGAAGCCTACATTTCAGCAACAAGCTGACGGTAACAACCAAAAAGTTAAGAGTGTCAACCCTCGTTTCTTAGGATTATAGTATATTTGAATCGCTTTGTGTGTTTATGTTGACGGAAGAGGGTAGCAGAAATGTTACCCTTTTTTTATTTGTAATCTAAAAAACTTTATCTTTGAAGTCTAATATCAGTGGGGACTGGTAAAAAAATATTTTTACAAATGAAAGTCCTAGCACGTCCCCCTTGGTGTTAGGGCTTTTTTTATTGGTTTCAGTCCAGCGTACAATTAACCAGTCTATCCAACAGACGAAAAACGTAGCGAGTCTTATTTCTATTGCAACACACTTAGACCAGAACCTATACAAGGGGGTAACTGGCGCAGGATAACGAGAGTTAGTGTGTTACCCGTTTCAACCTGATGGGAAACTTGATAGAGTTAGGACAGCATTCACAGGATTAAAAGGTGAATGGGGCAGGATGCTAAATATCCTGTTTAAACCTTGCTATGTATTGTATCTAACTTTCATTATCTTTACATCGCAATTAAGACAGCAAGTAGTCACTCATGACTCTAACATGAGACAAGTAGGTGAATCCCTCAACCTTGAACAGAGCGGAAATCCAAACTTAAAGACGAACTAAAATGTCTATCTCTCGATTACTATCCGAATGTCCAAACATTCAAGCACCGCTTGGCGAACTCTTCATTGAAGTTGGTCAGCGTGAAGCCCTTCCTTTCCTTGAGTATCTTAACTCACCTGAGAATGTGAAGATGATTAAAATGCAAGTTGCGCCAGGAGGCGGTAAACTTCGCACGGTTGAAGCACGTTGGATTCAACGTCTACCCGAAACAGAAGTTGTAGAAGGTGCTGACATATCCAACTGTACTGCGACTAACTTGTACGGTGATTCAACTACCACTTACACACTTGAAACAACTGATACCTATCAGGCTTCTCAGTTAATCTCAGGTGCTGACATCGCCCGCCATTGTCAGGATAACTCAGTATACTTCTTGGAGAGCGTTATGCGCTTGATGGATGTTGTAGACCGTAAGGTTGCTTCTGCTGCTGCTACACAAGCTGTTGCTGCTATCGGATCTTGGGGTACTGACGTTGAAGGTTTCTTCACTATGTCAGGTGACTGTCTTCAGATTAAGACGGTAGCTTCAGGTGGTGCTGTTAACGAGTTCGCTCTTGCTGACATCACTCAGGCTACACAGATGGCTAACTACCCATCTGCTCCTATCGCTTTCGGTGGTGCTGCTATGCAACGCTACGCAAACGCTGTAAAAGCTGGTTGCTGCTCTCAGAATGGACTTGACTTGTTGGCTATCAGTCAGCAGAACGGTTTCGGTTTCGCTTATGACAGCCGTTTAGCTGCTGCACAAGGAGACCAATCTCACGCATTGGTAACTACTGCTGGAGCAATCCAATGGTTATCTTACAACCTTGCTGAGTGGAACAACGGTTTCCAACCATCTGCTGGTGCTGGTTACTCTCGCACGATTGCTTTCACAGCAGCAGGAGTTCCTGTTGACTTGACGTTGAAGGATGACTGCGGTAACCTTTCCGTTATCGTGACTGCTATCGGTAAGTTGGTGACTCTTCCAACTGACATCTACGAAGCATCTGACAAGTTAGCTGGTGTGAACTACGTTAACTGTGTGTTGATTAACAACGCATGAATAACCGAGTTGAATCTGCTAACGGAAGACGATAGCGATTTGACCACGGAGAATAACACTAACCTACTTGCATAGGAATAGGGGTGGGCTAACTGCTCACCCTTTTTTTATTTAACTTTGACCTATGTGTTACGAATCACTTCTAGGATTAAAAGGCTGCAATCAGACCGAGCCATCAACGGGGCTGTATATCGATAGTCTAGGCATCAACACCACACTACTAGGTCAGCTTATCACAGACCAGTATGTTAGCGGTGTTGACTTGTTTAACGACAAGAGAGAGTTTGCATGGCGCAAACTTTCGGGCGATATCTTAACTCGTCTTTCGCCATCTATGAAAGCCGATACCGTTATCGATGGTAAGCGAGTAGGTCAGGTGCTGACTGATGCTAGTAACACCGATGCCGCTCTTGGTGCTGGAAAGTATGGAGGCATAAGATTGAAGATTGACCCTAACTCAACTTCGTTTCTTAATCTCTATCTATCAGACTTTAGCATCGCCCTTCCTGCGGCATCTACCAACGTCAATGTTAAAGTATTCGATATGACAACGCTCAAGCTAGTTGGTACATTCGTGTATGCTACGGGCAGCGTTGAGCAGTTCATCGGTAAGACTTTTAAGGCGAAACGGCGCAAGCTAGACTTAGCATTCGTGTATGAGTCAACGGCAGCAACGTATAAGATGATAACAAAGAAGGGTGCTTGTACTGACTGCGGAGGACGGTTGAAGGAATCACACATCTGCCCATTCGTTGATGCTATCGGCATTGAGTTAACGACAGACGGAACTAGTGTACTTACCTCAACATCTAAGAAGTATACCCAAGGAATGAGCATTGTCTACAATGTTAATTGTGATCGTGAAGGGTGGCTATGTTCTATCGGTGGGCTTATGGCTCTACCGCTTGCATACGCTACCGCTGTTGAGATATACAACTATGCTCTAACTATCTCACCCAATCAACGAGTAAACACAACGGTGAGCGTTAATAGAGGCGAGAAGCCCTTCGCTACTGCCGATGCTGTTGAAGGGATAGTAGCAGCGAGAGACATCGCAGCAACAAGATACATGGACGAAGTATCGGCAATGCTTCAGCACATGAGGCTACCTGATGACCGCCATTGCTTCGACTGCAATAAGAATATGAAATACGTCACAGCCCTACCATGACAATCAAGGAGTTCGAACAGAAGTCAGAGGCGATAACGGAGGCATGGAGAAGTAACTTCATACCCCTGTATCGTGCTGTTGAAGATTTGAAGGGGCTGATGTTTCTGAGAATCTTTGGAACAGGTACAACAGGAGGGAGCAACTCCGCAGGAGACAAGCTACCAACTGTGCCTTATTCAACAACTCCTATCTACGTATCACCATCATCGGTTAAGAACGCACCATCATCATTCAAGAAAGGTAAGCGAGGCACACCGATTCAGTCACTATACTTCCCAAATGGCTATGCTCAGTTAAAGAGTCAGACATCGGCGGTGCTGCCGCTTCAGTTGACAGGAGCATTGAAGTTTGGATTTCAGACAAGTGGAATAGAGAACAACGGGCTTGAATCATCAATTACTATTATCTCTTCAGAACTTGGTAAAGTTGAAGGCTTGGAAAACAAATACGGTGCTATCTTCGAACCGACAAACGAAGAGATAAACGAGTTCGAAATATCGCTATCTGAGTTCATCACAGAGGCGTTCAATAAAGGTCTGCAATGAATCTACTATCTGAGATAATAAGACGTTTAAATCAACGCATTGGTGTTGCTAATATCTTCGATAAGCAGTTCGGACTATGTGAACTTAACGCCAACGGAAACGACAAGGCATGGATTCACTATATCGGTGATGGGCAGGGTGAGGTAGTGACGAACTTCGATGCCAAGCAAGGAACAATCTTTTGGGCAAAAAGGGGTAAGGTTAACATCAACATCATTGACTCTTTGAAAGTGTCAGGATGCAAGAAGATGTATCAGACTACCTTCCCTCTGACGGCTTACGCTATTGTCCGCAAGTCACATCTACCATGCGACTCGGAAGATGCACAGGATTGGATTGCCTCACGGGTGTACAAGCTGACATCAGGGATGGACTTCGGCTTCAAGGCTTCCATCGGGGTAACGTCTTACGAGGTGATACCTAACGGCTATGCCAATGAGATTAAGTCATTGACTCAGAACTACGAATGGGCTTGCGTGAGTATCGACATCGATGTTCAGATAGTGAGTAGTGCTGATGATGGGTGCTACGATACTTGCCAAACGGGTGAGATACCGCTTCCTCCTAACTACGAACCATGCACACCGTGCCTTACTGAAGTAGCTGTTGATGGTGTTACAATCACAGGAAACGGAACGGTAGCAGACCCATTGGTTGCAATCGGTGGCGGTGGTGGTGGTTCTATCCGTGTTCAGAACGAAGGGACTACCTTAACCAATGCAGCGACTAATTTAGATTTCATCGGCAACGCTGTAAATGCCACACTTAATGCGCCTGGCGATGTTCACATAAACATCAATCAAGTTCAATCCGATTGGAACGCTGCGAGTGGACTAGGTGAGATTCTTAACAAGCCAACGATACCAGCGGCACAAGTCAATAGTGATTGGAATGCAGTTAGTGGTGTTGCTGAGATTCTTAATAAGCCAAGCATCCCTGCGGCACAGATTCAATCAGATTGGACACAGGCTAACAATGCTGCTCTCGACTTCATTAAGAACAAGCCAACGATTCCGGCAGGAACTGTTACATCAGTAAACTCAGGTATTAATATCAATGTTGACAATACCAACCCTGCCGTTCCTGTTATTAATTCATTAGCTGACAGGTACAAGACATCATCTGTTACATCAAATAGTGTAAGCAACGGCTCTAAGAGTTTTGCAGTTGATGTAAATTTATCCTACATTCCATTGCAGGAAATCCTTGTTGTATTTGATCCTGCACACCATATGCACGGTGAGGTAACAAGCTACAATGCTGCAACGGGCGCACTTGTTGTAGATATTAAGACTCATACTGGCAGCGGAACTTATACTTCATGGGTGCTAAACCTTGACGGAACTCCTGTTGATGCTTTAACTGGAAGTGGAACTGCTAATGAGATTGCATACTTCACCGCAGCTAGGGTGTTGGCATCGTTGCCCGTTGCGACTTATCCAAGCCTAACGGAGTTAAGTTATGTGAAAGGTGTAACTTCTGCTATTCAAACGCAGATAAACGGTAAGCAAAATGCACTAGGTTTCACTCCTGAGAACGTAGCTAACAAGTCAACCGATGTAGCTACTGACCAAGCATCAAATACTAAGTACCCAAGCGTTAAGGCTGTATTCGATTGGGCAAGTTCTGTGTTCACCACTACGGCGGCGGTGGCTTCTCAGATAGCGACTGCACTAGCAGGATATGTAGCTAATACACGAACTTTAACAATCAACGGCAACACCCAAACATTGGCAGCCGATAGAACTTGGACTACCATTTGGAAAGATACTACAACCGGAACTGCTTCATCCAGTAATACGAACACGGTTTCCAAAACTCAGCTGATTCCTGCGGGAACATTCGGCAACGATATCATTCAACTTGATTGGGGTACGGTGAATAAGACTGGTGCTGGTGGTGCTGTGGTTTATCGTGTGTACGTGAACGGAACGGCTGACTTAGTTGGTTCGCCTCAACTGATTGCAACTTATACGGCTTCAAATGTTACCTCAGGGGCAAGGCTTGAAAGAAGGCTTAACATCAAGTCTGCAACAGTAACAGAGATTCCAACAGCTACAAGTTTATTGACTACGGATATTGGTTTAAATGTATTGACGAGTTACAACATAAATTGGGCAGTAGATAAGTATTTCGTTTTTTGTGTTCAAAATACAAATGGGTTAGATTCTACGGCAATTTCTTACTATCGAATAATCAAAACATGATGAATATACAAATTGAGAACAACATCATAAAGGTTAATGGATTTGAGGGATATTTCGATTCTGTTGAGATTGTAGATGATAACTTCGTCCACATCACAGTAGGGGGAATGGTCTTAGGAATCACACCTAGCGATACGACAATTAACAACGAATCATTTGAATCGGCTGAACTGTTCGCCGATAAACTAAACTCTTTAAAAACAAACTAATCATGGCAGGAGTAAAGATTACCGCACTACCCGAATTGTTAACCGCACCCGTTAGCGGTGATAAGTTAGTAATCGTTGACGTTTCAGATACTTCGGAAGCACCAACGGGAACAACAAAGAATATTGATGTTGATTTATTGGGCATTCCAACTAACGGCACATGGACACCAAGCATAACAAACCAATCAGGTGCGGCTACGATTACAGTAATTGGAACAAGCCGATACACTCAGGTAGGTAGCGTTGTTACTGACATTTGCCGCTTGTCAGTAGAAATGGACACGGGGCAATCTTTGGAGGAATTTAACCTTTCGTGTGCTGTTTTACCTGCAACTAACTTTGCATCAACTCGTGATATAATTCCATTCTGGTCAGCAGTTAGCGCAATATCAGAATTTGACACCGTGAATGTTGGTGCTGTTGCTAGTCAGAAATACGGACTTGTTCAAGTAACAATGAACGGAACAGCACTAACAGCAGAGTTTACCGTTCAACGCATCTATTCAATCTTATAATGACCACCTCACCTATCGGGGTTGCACTGATTAAAGAGTTTGAAGGATGCAGCTTATCAGCTTACCTATGCCCTGCTAAAAAGCCAACGATTGGCTATGGAAACACCTTCTATGCCAACGGAACTAAGGTTAAGATGGGCGATACGATTAACCAAGAACAGGCTGATGAATTGTTACGGCAAACATTGAAGTCATTCGAGGCTATCGTTAAGAAGAAGGTCAAAGTCCCACTCAATCAAAACCAATTTGATGCGCTCGTTTCTCATGCGTTCAACACGGGCGGTAGTGATACTTTGTTCAAACTGATTAACGAAGGGCAGGACGTTAAGGATTGGTGGACTACTCGCTACGTTCAAGCCGATGGTATGACTTTGAAGGGATTAGTACGCAGAAGA